TATGGGATTCGTAATGTAACACAACACGGACGCCAGTAATGACAACGGCAGATAAAACAACCATCGAATCAAATCAACCACTCCTTTCTTATTTATATTGAAAAAGCGAGGAAGGCTTGCACCGTCCCCGCTTTTTGATTGACCTCGTTACATTTTGGAAAGCATTTCTTTAATGATTTCCTTATCGTGTCCCTGCGCCTCGTGCATCAAGCCTTCCAGCTTGTCGCGCATACCGTCTCGGCTATAGTTGTCTCTGCTGACAAATTGGCCGTTCATACCACGCCCGCGCCGATAGCTGTTGCCGTCATCGTAGGAGCCGCGATAGCTCATGCCGTCCTCTGAATATCCATCCATCGAACGGCGGAAGCTGTTGCCGCCATCGAAGCGTTCCATAGCCTCGATTGTCTTGATTTTTGTAATGCCGCTGACCGCAGCCTTTGCGGTTTCAACGGCGCTTTTGTCTTTGAAGTGTCCCTGCTCCGCGTACTCGCGCAAAACCTCATGGAACATTTCGCAGACTTTATCCATCACCTTATCCAATGGTTTCACCCCTCACCGCGTCACGGCCAAATCAGGCCGCGCGAAAATCACGTTTGCGTTTTGCACAAGAATAGGAATTTCCGACGTGTTGCGGATCGTCAACGTCTCGCAGCAACCTTTACGCACAAGCGCGTTGATTGCGCGGCTCACGTTGAAATACTGTTCCACCGCCGCAGGCGTCACAATCATTGTCGAGGCGGGAATTGTCGCGCCGCCAAGAGTAATCGCCACCGAGATAGGGCCGACTGTCTCGCCTGTCGGGATGGCTATGTTCGCTCCAAAATCCACCTGATAGATTGCAGCCGGCTCCGGCTGGCAGCAGCACCGCCTCGCGTTCGGCGTATAGCCTTTCAGTTCAAAAAGCCCCGTGCCTTCGCGCTCCCATACAAGGCCGCGATTGCAGGGTACGGGATTCTCCGCAAATATGATTGCTTCGCCGGGGTTCACCGTCTGGACGGGGTTATTTGTCCACTCCGCCATATTGACCGCCTCCCCTTATGCACAACCGCAACCAAAATTGACCGCGCCGCAGCAGTTCGGATTCTGCACCACATACGCCGGAACAGGATTCGGATTCAAGCGCTGAAGCAGATTTGCCGTCTGCGCGTTGTTGTCCTGAATAAGCTGCGCGGTCTGCGCCGTCTGCGACGCCGCGAGATTTGCCATGTTGAGCTGCGTGCGAAGCTGCTCGTTTGCGGATTTCAGGCCGTCGATTTCAAGCTGGCAGAGCTTATCAAGAACGGACTGGAAGCCTTGGTTCTGCGACTGGACAATGGCGTTCGTGTTGGCCGTGTTCTGCGCCATCAGATCACGCAGGCCGTCGCTGATTGCCTGCCGGTCAGCACAGTTTTCCGTGGCTACCGTATATTTGAGGTCAGCCAAGCCGGCGCGATTTTCGCAGCAACAATTCTGCAAGCTCATGGCAAGCGTGTTCATGCCCTGATTCGTCGCGTTCTGATTGGCGTTCATGGCCTGCAAAAGATTCGTCTGCGCGTTGCACTGTGCCACAGCCGCATCCGCAAAGCCGTTGCCGACCTGTGCCTGCAAAGAAGAAATCCCCGCCGAAGTGGCCTGCTGATCGAATCCGCGCTGCATATCAGCAACTGCGCCGTTGTTGCCGAGGCCGCCGTTGCCATATCCGCCAAAGGCGAACAGAAACAGGATAAGCACCCACCAAGCGCCGTCACCGCCCCAGCCGAAGCCTCGACCGCCATTGCCGCCATTCAGTACGGCGGCCACGTCCGCAGCGGTCATGCCGCCGCCTTCCGTCAATGCCATAAATAATCACTCCTATAATTTATTTCATACCCTGCGCAGGAGTATTTCAAGGTTTTCGCCCCATAATCTGACTTGCCATCTGCGAAAGCTGATTATATTGCGCCTGCGTCATTTGCCCGGTGTTCAAAAGTTCCTGCACCGCTTGGCGCGGGTCCTTCTGCATCTTGGAAAAGTTCTCGGCAAAAGTCTTAAACTGTTGGAGCATTCCCATTGGGTTATTCATCCTTCTTGCCCTCCCCAAGCGCCTCTAAAACTTTATTCAGTTTTTCCTGCAGCTTTGCAAACTCTTCGCGTGTAACGACGTTTTCAGCTCCGGGAGGCGATATTTCCTTAAACTCAAATTTTCTCATTTGCTGTTGGAAGCCGTTTTGATCCGTAGTCTTTAACCAAAAATTGCAGGCCGAAAAATCAATCAATGCAACTGTCGTGCCGGACGCCACGGGGTACATTTGCGCCCCGGCCTCGCCATTGACAGATACAAGCATTGTCTGATTCTGCGCCTGCTGTTGTTGATTGTTGATAGGGGTAAAAAAATTATTTGGGTAAGCCATGTTAATTGTCCTCCTTCGACCAATAATAAATCGGCGTCTCGTCGCCGCTGTCCCATGTGTCAAAATAATCTCCGTCAACCACGGTTACAACGTGCGAGCCTGTCCCTAAGAGGTAACGTCCCGACGGATAATCACGGCAAAACTCGGCTACTGTGTAGCAGTCCGGGCAAGTGTCCGGCAACTTGTGGCGTTTATACCCGTTATCCGCCAGGTACGCACCCCAAACAGAGTTAGAGGAGGGCATATCAAACATTTTATATCCTTGCGCGACAACGCCCATGTATGCGGATTGCCAGTCAGTTTCCAGCAATTTTGCAATCGCTCGGATCACGCAATCGCCAACAATAGCCTGCGCCGGATTCGGATTGTAATACATAAACATTTCTCTCACCCTGCCAAAAATTATCGCAAATTTAAGGCCGGATAAAAGATTAAAGAAGGATATAAAAAGCGCCTCATTTGGAGGCGCCTTTTACTTTGCCAACTTTAATATAAGATTTTTGGAGTGATTTTTTAACGTGAAACTCACTGCAATGTAGCGCGTCTGCGATTTTTACAATCGTTTCAGAGCGGAGAATATGACGATTTAGTATTTCTTCCTGCTCCGGCGTTATCTGTGCCTCATAGACTAAGGCGTTATATTCGCTTCGCGTGGATTGTTTTAATTGCAAACGCGCGGCTTTGCACTCAGGATTCATTTGCCGCCGCCTCCTGCTGCGGCCAAACAATCGCCCGTACTTCGTCCGCCGTCGTCGCGGCGTTGACGCGCTGCTTCAATTCGTTGTATGTAACGTGCAGCTCATTGGAGCGTGTCGCTGCCGCCGCATTGATTGCCGCAAAATCAGCAACGCCGAGCGGGACGCGCTGATTATCAGCCGTCGTCCAAGTGATAGTCCCCTGTCCGCCTGCGTCGGTCAATGCCTGCCGCGCAATCGCCAGCCTGTCGCGGCTCTTGTCGTCGTAATCGAAAATGCCTTTGTCTGTCGTAATCGGCTCGACTTCTTTCGTGTCGCGGACGCCTTTCATCTCCATGATTTTCTCCGCTTTTACTTCGTCAAGCGTCGGCTCTGGCGGAGCGGGCGGAACAGGAATTTCTTGATACTCCCATGCGCTACCGTTCCAAACAACATTGAAGCCTTCTTTCTCCGGCAACGGCGCAATCGTTGTGCTGTTGCCGGGGATAAGATAGACTTCCTTGCCCGCTTTTTTCGTTTCCAACGGGTCAAACTGGCACTCAACACGCCTAATGTATTTCCCGTTCGCGCCATATTTATATGCGTTCATGTTTTCCCCTCCTATTAGTATTTAATCAAAAATTTTACTGTCAAAGATTTAGGCTGAACCGTATTGCTGTTGCCGTAGATAGAGTTGGAACGGGAAGCGTCGAAACTTTTATAATATTGCAGATATCCGCCGCTTGCTACTCCGTCATACCTTGCGTAGCTCGAACCGTCGACAAATGCTCCGACGCCGGTGTCGCCGGATATAATGCCTGAACCGGTAATATTCGGTAACCCCGCTGCGTATACTGTGCCTGCTGTTGTTGCCCCCTCAGCAAAGGTTCCATCTGTAAAATCTGGAAGGTTAAATGTTGTGCTGCCGTCGCCGTCGCCGTAGTCTGTACCGATTACGGCAAACAGTTCTGCGTATGTCGCCCGCGAAAGTGCGCTGCCGTCACACAGCAGATAGCCCTCCGGCAACGCCCCATTCCCGGCGTAAGATATGATTGCCCCGGTTGGATTCCCTTCTTGTACTAATTTGTGATACGTCCATACTGCCGTCCCGTCCGTGACCGTGCCGCCGATTGTCGCGCCGGAAAAATCCGGCTCTGTCGCCGCCGTCGTTCCTGCCGTCGTACAAACCAGCATCATCTTACCCGGCAAGGACGCGGAAAATGCGACGTCGTCCACAGCATACGCCGTAGAGTTTTGCCGAGTCGTAATTCCCGCTGCGGATACGGCGCCCGTCGTGGTTACGCTACCCGCTGAAACTGCACCCGTAGCCGATACACTTCCTGCCGCCACGCTCCCCGCGTGAACCTCGCCCCACTTTTTTGCCGTCGTGCCGAGCTTTCCTTCGCCGTCGGCGCGAGGCACAATGTTTCGTGTTGCCATCATCATTCCTCCATTCTCACAATACAGCCATAGGCATTAAATCGCCCTGCGTGTCGTATTCCCAATCGTCGTCGCCAATCATAGCAGCGGCAGGCATCAAGTCCTGATTCGCGTCAAGCTGCCAAGCGCCAATGCCATACATCAAGGAAACCCACTGCGTCGATTGACCGGGAACGTCGGCTCCCGTGACGTTTGTTCCCACGCAGCGGTATGTGTAACCGTCAGTATAGGCCACAATATCCGGGTAATTGTACGTCGCTGTGGGATCCCACGCAAGCGGCTCGATGATGCCTTCAAGCTGTGTCGCGATCTCGTCTGCGTACAGTGAATCCGCCTTTGATTTCAGCGCCCAAGACTTCGAGCTTTGCGTATACCCCGTATCAGAATCAGCGTCAATCTCGCCGTCCGGGGAGCTGTCGCTTTCCGCCCACTTCTGTGCAAGTGTTGCACTGTCTGCGGCATTACTTTCGCTTCCTGCTGCAGCAAGTTCGCTGGCCGCCGCGTTCGTTTCGGAAGCCGCCGCCGCAATCTCGCTGTTGTATGCGTTTGTCTCGCTGATTGCCGCCGCCGCCGCGCTCGCCGCCGCCGCTTCGGAGCTTGCAAGCAGTCTGTCCTTAAATTCCTCCGGCGTTTCGTCGCTTGCCATATCCGTTGTAATAGCACGCGTCAACCACTCATAGAGCTGCTGAATCATCATGACTTCCCTGTCCATCTCGCCCTCAACGTCGTCTGCGAAAAACGGGCCGAGGTTTTCAAGGTTAAGTTCTTGCTCGTTTGGTATTTCGCGTTTTATTGTGATTTTTTTCCCGGTTTCCAGCGGATCGCCAACCGTCGGATAGGTTACAGTTTTGGCCGTCGTGTCAATCGTAAAATTCGTTGTCGCTTCCGATACGCCATCGTCATTTGTTACATAGACGCCAACGTATTCGCCGTCGCTTTCCAGCAGGGCGAAGGTGTACGGAAACACGGTAGCCGAGCCGTTGCCCGCATAGACGTTTTTGACGGTCTGATTTTGCACGGACATATTGCATCATCTTCCTTTCTTGATTTGTTTGTTTTATCAAATGCGCGTTTGCGCTTTGACTACTTTTTCCGCTCGTTCTTCGGCCTGCGCCGCATAATATCGCCAAATTCAGGAGACATATTATTAAACAGAATATCAACGGCGTTCCAAAAAATACGATTAAGCTGATTCGGCACGCCCACAAGCATTGTCGCCGTATTGATAACGCCCTCCGCCTTGTCCTGCGGTGATGCTTTGTCGCTGTGAATACGCTTGATTGAACGGTTGACATTTTCAATAGTGGATTCAATCGCTGACATTCTATAAGTGTATTCGTGCATTCCTGCAATCGCTCCGGCAAATGCGTTTCCAAGTTGTCCGACGGGGCCAAGCATAGAGAACGAATAGCTTTTTAGTTCCTTAATAATCTCCGGCCATTTGTCCTCGTCGTCGATTCCAAGCGGATTTTGCAAGGCAAGCGCCATAGCAAGCATTGTTTGTCCAAGCCATTTGTAAAGGACATAGGAGCAGACATTAGCAAAGGCTTCCTGCTTTTGCCCCATTGTCCACTGTTTCGACGCCAGCCGCTCCATGCGCAAAAATTCATTGTACCGTGCATTAAAGAAACTTTGGAACATGGTAAATACTTTGTAGGCACGCGCTCGCTGCATGGAAGAAACGTCGGTAATTCTTGACGATCCAAGCACGCGCCGGACAAGCGCGTCTGCATAGTCAATCGCGGCTTGTTCCGTTGCGCCTTCGTTCAATTTCTTGTTGTACGCCGTCAGCCAGTTCGGAATTGCCGTCGCGTTGTCCGTCATTGCCATTGCTTTAATACCAACTTCGCGGAAGAATTTCTCCCAAGCAAATTCCTTTTTCTCGTCCACAATATCGCGGACGGTAATATCAGGAAGCTCGCACCGTTCGCGAAGGAAAGACGACTTCGAGAAAACAAAGTCAACCATTTCTTTGTGGCTCTCCGGCAAATGATATTTCAACATATACGTCCCAAGCGCCCTAAGATTGTCCGCCATTGTATATCCTTCAATAGCGTTTCCATACAAAAGAGAGTTCGCGTAGTTCTGCGCAATGACTTTGAGATTCAGCATAATGACAGCGTGCGAAGTTCTCTGCCGTAGCCAGCTAATCTGATCTCCAAGCAGCTTTTCAAACTCGGACATAGATTTGCTGTTGCCTTGCGGATCAGCGCACACTTCCAGCATTTCCTTGAATACTTGCATTCGCGCAACGCCAACTTTGCTTTTTAACGTGGCAAAAAGTTCCTGGTCGTTCAGCACGCGCCGGAAATCGTTCATCGTTTCCCGCCAGCAAAGGTCGTGAATAGATTCGTAAATCCATTGTGTTTCCGCGCCGGGGAAAAGATTGACGGGATAGCGCGCGTTCGTCCTTGCCTCTGTCGCGCTTGTGTTTGTATGGTATGTACGAATATTTCTGCCCTGCAATGGATCGTCGTCTTTGACTTCGGCGTTTGAAGCATGGGAACCCGTCTCTCCGTTCCGCATCAGCGGGAAATATCCACCGCGAAAAACGACAGATTCACCGTTGATTGTCAATTCTACGGGCGTTGCCTCAACCTTCTTCAAGCCAAAGCCTTTGACGCGCTTTTCAAGTTCGTTCTTCTCGCCCCAAAACATCTCAGCAGCGTCAATCTTCCGCTGTGCGTATTCAACATCTTTCTTCGTCAGCACACGCCCAAGAAAATCAATCAAATTCTGCCGTGTCATATCCGCTGCCGTCTGCCTGTTTGTCAGTTCGTCGGGCATTATCCACAAATTGCTTTTTTCAAAACCCACAGGGACAGTTTCGCAAAGCCGCTGGGAGTTTTCCTTGTTGCCGAGATTTATCAGCATTTTGACAAGCGTATGCTTTGTTACAGAAGTTCCAAGTTCATCGTAATAAATTTCTTCATTCGCGGCTTTTTCCGCCGCCTCGTCGGGAAGCCATTTCTTCAGCGCGTCGGCATCCGCTTTGTCGTACTGCTCTCTATAATCGTATTCTTTATCGGAGGAGCGTTTAATCATATTGCCCCATGCCTGAGAGAACCAGCCATAGGTTGCATCGTCAAGATATTCCAGGAAGCTGTCGAGCGTTTCCATCGAAGCCGTGAAACGCTCCATTGCCGTTGCTTTTGTCGGCTTGTTCGGATTCGGCGTCCATATTGTTTTAAGATTGGACAACTTTTCCATCATCAAGGCTTTTGTGTTTTCCCATGTTTCTTGACGGTTGAACGTATTGACGCCCTTTTGCGCCTTGACAATCGCCTTGATATTCTTGATTGCATTGACAACATCTTCGTACTGCTCCAACGTCAGTGCGTTCGTGTCGTCAATAGGGATCGTCCCGTCAAGAATCCACGGCGCAATATCCACGCAATCAAATTGTTCCTTCATTGCCGCCGCATAAGCGTTAAGCGTTTCAAACTGCGCTTGCGCCGCCGCCTCCCTGTGGACAGACCGCGCAATATTCATGCGCTCAAACAGCTTGCTGATTGCCGCAAAGTGTGTCTCGTTCAGCCATGCTTCCGGCTTTAGCTTCACTTGCTTCTTGATAAATTTCTCATACTGCTTTTGACGACGTGCAATCTTGATACTCTCTGCCGCCATTGCGTGCCAATACGCCTGCAAGTTCTTCTGCGTCAATGCCTCGTCGAATTTCTTCTTTGCCAAAAGCTGCGCGGACTTGACAGCCGCATTGCGCTCCGCCGTAATGAATTTGCTTGTGCGCGTAGCTTCCTTCATGTTCATCTTGGCAAGATCGGCGCGCGCCAAATTCTTCGCCTGCTGTTTGCGTGCCGCTGCAACGTCGGCGTTAATCTTCCGCTCCGCTTTTTTCTGCTCCTGCGTTTCTTGCTGTTCGTTTGCCCTCCTGGCGTATTCCTCAATAAGCTGCTGTTCAACGCCAATAAGAAGCGCCTCGTCCTCGTTGTAGAGGGATTCACGAATAGCTGCTTCATAATTCGCTTTCTCGTTCTCCGGCGACATTTCCGCAACAATCTCGTTTATCCGCTGATTGACTGCTTTTGCTTTTGTCGGACTTTGTTCAACGTCTTTCATCATTTCATCGGCGCTGGAATAGCCAAAGCGCTCTGCCGTCATGTTTGCTTCCAGCAGGAATAATTCGCTTCCTACGGCGCTCGTTTCGTTGTAGTTTTCATTCAGCTTGGCAAGCCTATCCTTGATTGCGTCGCACGCTTCAATCCTGCGCTCAATATCCGCAAGACGTTTTCCTTCCTCCGCCATAGCTTGCGCTTCTTCGGCAGACGTAGGAACCCAGCCTTCGATTTGCGGCGCGCTTGAATCGCCGGAAATAAGCTGCCGCGCCATTTCTTGCAGTTCCGCTTTTGTCGGCTTGCGCTTGTGTTCGGCGTAAAAATCCCTGTACCACTGCGCATTGTTGGAAACTCTGCCAACAATATCTCCTTTTGCTTCGCCGTATTCGTTCGTTTCGCGGATAGTTTCAACGCCCTGCCCCATGCCTTTGTCAAGAATGTCAAGGGCGGGTTGTATAATTTCATCCCGTTTCTTTTCGTAACCTTTGCGAACGTCGGCAAGGCCTTTCTTCCAATTTTTCGGATTCGCCACCGCCGCATAATTCGCGACTTCGTTTTCAATCTTGGAAACGTCGGCAGCAAAAGCGCGGTTAATAAAATCCTCCGCCGTCCAAATGCCGGCCCCGGCCTGCTGATCCTGCAACATTCTGAACCGTGCCGCGTCTGCTTTGTCGTAGCCGCACGCATACACGGGCCGCTTGCTGACTTCTTCTTCCACGCGCGGACGAATTTCTTCCTTGAATTTCTTGACTTCCTCGCGCCGTTTCTTGGAGTAGTCTTTCAGCGCGCGTCGCGTGAGAATATATACGGCTTTCTCCCTCGCCTTTGCAATATAATTTTCTACCTTTGCTCGCGTCGCGTCGCTCATGTTTTCCGTGATTACGTCGGGGAGATTGGCAAAATAGCCGTTGATGCGCTCCATTTCCGCAATATCATCTTCGGCGGCCAGCATACGGTCAAAAACTTCGCGCACTTCGTCCGTAATTTCCGCATAGTTTTCGCTCCGCTGCAACGTCCGATAAACGTCTCTCAGCCATTGCGCAAACTTGGTAAATACGCGCCGGAGTTCATGGGAAGGAGCATTGCCTTCCATGATGTACGTCTCGCCCGCTTCCGCCAGCTTTTCGTGGGCTTTGCGGCGACCGTCAACGTCTGCCGCCGCCCATTCCTCCATCGTCATGCCAGCGTAATTCAGCAGCGTTTCAAAGTCTTTTACCGTCTGCTCGGATGCCGAACCGTCCTGGACAGTCTGCCACATTTGCTCGACAAAAAAATGCCATGTTTCATGAATGACAGTGGAGGCGTCCGCTCCTTTGAAAAGAGTGATAATATTGGTTGCAGGGTTATAATCGCCCTTGCGGTTTTGGGCATAAGAAAAGCCGCTCTGATTAGAGCGGCCATTTTTCTCCGCTGCCGTTTTTTCTCCCGCCGGCCCTTCGTCCTGTTTTCTGTCGTAAGCATACGGCATATCCTCGCCGTCAAAGACAATCACTGCGTCGCTGGTGTGCGGCGTCGGCGTCATGTTGCGCTTTCTTTCAAGCATTGTTTTCGCAAATAGTTTACGCCGGATTTCCTCTTCGTCGCCGCTTTTTTGGGCTTCTTCGTATCTTTCCTGCGCACGGACAATATATTGTTCAAGTCTTGCCCTACGCATAACTTCCCGCGCTTCCTGCTCCCCGCCTATGCGAAGATAAAGGTCGTAATCGTCTATGCTGTCATATTCCTGTTTATAGCGTCCAAGCGTTTTTAGCGCGTCGCGAATATCTTCAGCCGAACCTCCGGCAGCAAAGCCTTCGATTTTTTGAATCATGTGCGCGACTTCGTGAACGACCGTGGAAGGCATTCTTTCTTCGTCAAGGTGGTTTTCGTTGAGAGTAATTACAAGGTCAAATACATCTGCCTGCCCGTATGTGCTTTCTTCCATGTTCGGATCAATGTTTACTTTTACCGTTCGGAGTATGGGATATGCGTCAAACAAATCCGCATTGTAATACACGCGGGCCAACGGCAACTCGCCAAGTTTTTTAAGGCCGGACAAATCAACGTCGTTCAAATTATCTTTGATCTCAAAACGCCATTTATTGTCAAGTCCTTTGAACCAGCCCGTTTTTTTGTAAATCTCGTCTGCCGCCGCGCCGCTTTCTTCCATCTGCTGCGCTTCGGCCAGCTTCACTTTGTCCGCCGTTTCAGCGTTCTCGCCCGCGAATTGTCCGTACCCTTCCGCGCTTTCGCCATAGCGGAAACTCAGCTTCTTCAGAACGTCAACGGGATTGTCCCACATCCGCGCGCGCGCCAGCAGCTTCATCATTTCATTTGTTACGTCTGCTTTTATGCCTGCGGCTTTTGTGGCCTCTTTCATTTCATTTTCGATGCGGTCAAGCTCGTTGCGCATTGCGTCGTCCTGCTGTTTCTTTGCCGCCGCCCATGCTTGCTCTTGTTTGTCTTTGTTGACCGTATAGCCGCCATCTTCAAAGGCCGTATCATCTTTCACCGCGTCCAAGAATCCGTCGAAGGCCGCGCCCGTCGCCTCATAGTTTCCAAGTTTTATGTCAACCGTGTCACTGTCTGCCGCCGCTTTTTCTATATCTTCCACCGATACGCCAAGAGATTCAGCGACCTTTTCAATGCCTTTCTCCTGCGCGTACCCGTACAACGCTTCGCCGTCCACATAGACATTTTGATTCTGCATATTGTCGTTGACAACGGCGGCAGCATATTGCGGATTCACGCCGGATTCCTTGATACGATTGACTGTGCTTTCGACGTGCTCAGTCATCTCATTATAGACTTCGCGCTGCATGGCACGCTCCACGCTGCGCTCCATTCTGTTGTCAATGGCAAGATGCAGGGAGCCAGCACCGCCGCCCAAAAGGCCGCCAATTACGCCGCTATACGTTGCGCCCGGAAGAATTTCCCCCGCATGATCCCACATCGTTTGAAAGATTTCACGGGCAATTTGCGAGGCGTCTTTCTCCGTACCGTCTGCATTTTCCGCCCAAATTTTGGAAGCCTGCTCCGGGAACTCCTGCAAAAACTCCGTAAAACCTTCGGTGAAAACGTCCTCCGCGACTTTGCGGACGCGCTGACGGAGCATGGTATTGCCAGGAAAACGCTTCATCAGTTTTGAAAAACCAATATATTCAAGCGGCGTCTGCACGGCAGCATTAAACGCGCCCGCTTCTGCCGCCGTCTTTACGTCAACGCCTGCGTCGCGTAATTCCTTGTATTCCTCGCCGCCAATCTGCAACGCCATAGCGGGCAGCGTGCCATATCCGCCCGTAAGAACGCCAACAGTAGCCTGCCCTCCAAGCTGGCCTGCGCCCTGCGCCAAATCATAAACAAAACGCTCCGCCGAACTGTCTGCCCGCACGTTGTACGGCTGCAAAAATTCAGCGTTTGCCGCCTCGTCCAGCACATTCTTAAAACCCTCGTCCGCTTGCATACGGTCGGGGGCTTCCTCGTTCAGCATAACTTCGTTATAATCTCTGACCGCTTGAAAGCCGCGAAGTACGCCGCGAGGAACGGACATATAGCCGTTATAAAGAGATTTTCCAAGATTCAAGGCTTTGTCGGAAGCGGTCTGCTGTTCTTGGAAATTCATTGTGTCATATACAGATAATAGGCTTGCCACATTGCTTGTTACGGGCGCATATTGTTCGCCGGATTCTTTTCGCTTTT